AAGTAAGGATTCTGAGTGTAAGAAGGATTGCTGATCAATGGAACCAATTTTGAATATGCATCCGCTGATCTTCCTGCTCCTGCATCACTCAAAGCAGCCTGCATCTGTTGTTGAATGACTGGTAGTTCTGCGGCAGCTTGCTTCTGATACTCGCGCATGGCTAGTTGCTGACCAACCTGCTGACCGAGTTGTTGTAATTGTTGGCCTATTATATTTCCGTATTTTCCAACTTCTCCTCCGCCAACATCAAAGAAACTAGATTGTAAGATTGGTATTGCCATTTCGTTTATATCTATGCTTTTAGTGAGTATGCAACATTTCCTGATGATGTTTTAACTGGAACATATTGCTGTTCTTAATAGACCAGTTCTTAGACTGCTGCTGCGTCCCTAGCATTATTTGTTCAGCGATGCTCATAAAATTATCCTAATGACCAACCTTGACCTTTGTAATATTTAACATTTTGTGGAGCTGTTTGATATGCCGAAGCCGCGCCTAGTTGCCCTTTGTAAAAACCAGAATCCGTTGGAGTAGTAGATGCGTTAGCGGCAGTAGCGTATTGGTTATATGCACTTCCAACTCCTCCAATCGCCCCAGATAGTGCCTGCCCAACTCCCATTTGAGCTTGGATATTTTGTTGCGCTGCCGCACTTTGTTGTCCGATTTGATTCATGTTGGCTGCGTAGGTTCCCTGTGCCAAACCGCCCAATGCTTCAGCTTGAGCGAATTGGTTTGCAACAGTATATTGTTGCGCTCTCATTTGTCTATCTAGTGCTTGTTCGCGCATACCTTGTAACTGTATTCCAACACCAGCCATTTGCGTCCAGGGAGTCATAAATCCAGCGGCCAATTGCTGCCATCCTTGTTGAGAAGATTGAAGCCCCCTAATTCCTTCAGAAAGTCCAATGGCAGTTCCGGCCATTCCGCGCTGTTGCTCGATTACCTGTGGAGCAAACGCAAGCCCGGCCCTCATTCTTTCTTCGGATGATTGACGGAGTTGGTCGGCAAGTTGAGCTTGTGCAGTCTGGAATCCGCCAACCCTGCCTGCTGTTGCTGGGTTAAATCCTGCTCCCGCTCTTTCCGCGATTGCTCGATTTATTTGTTCCTGCACAACATCTGGCAACTCCCCTTTAATCATTCTTGATATTGACGCTTGCTGCTGATCAATCAATGGTTGCCTTTGTTGCAGTTGAACATATTGAGTCCCAAGATTAGATTGCCAGTTATTCAAAACCTGCATTGCTTGCGCTCTTGCTTGAGCAGAACCCGGAACAATATTCTCCAATTGATTGATTGTGTTCTGTGTATCTTCGTTTGCTAAAGTTTGGAATTGCTTATAGTTTGAGCCTAAGTCTCTGGATACAGCCATTGGATCAAACTCAGGCGTTTTAATCGTTGGGTCGATTGACATTACCAATTTCTCAATCTTCTTCTGTTGCTTCTTGAATGACTTCGTTGATTTCCCTGTCGCAGCCCCCTGAGCTTTAGTTGCTTGCGATGTTGCATATGCGCCATAAGCAGCACTACCCACCGCCACAACGCCAGCGGCAATAGCAAAAGCAGATGAATGAAACATCTGGTTCCGCTTATCATACCTTTGCTCGATTGGTAAATGAATCATTTTATTAAATTCCTATTTTGTCTCCAAGTATTAAGTCTCGGTTCGTTTTCGTCAACAAGCGGATTAAAATCTCTTGAAGTAATTGATTCAATGATTTCATCTGGGTCAGTTAGATCAGTAACATGGCAAGTTGTCCAGATCGTATCTTCGTGAGTGTAGAGCATCCTGCGTGTTCCAGCTTCTGTGATTCCAGTATATGGAGCTTTGTATCGCTGCGCTGGCACTCCGTGGTAATAAACAGAAACATCTCCCTGCAATACAAAAAATGGATGCGTTGTTAAATGAAGCAGACTTGTTAGGATGGTATCTTTTGGCATGAATATCTCTCGGATATACAGCCCCGGCGTGAACCTATGAATCAATGGACACTCTCTTGGTGGTAGTTTTAGAATCTCGACATCGGCTTGATTAAGCAAATCCTCTGGGTCTTTGTAACCTTGGACGCTTTGTGCATCAATCTTCTCTTGGATCGTTAATGTCATGGCCAACTTGGTTGAAAGAAATAATCATCCGCACTCGGAGAGCCAAGATAATTCCCAATTAAATTTTCTGGACGCTGAAGATTTACGATGCGTAGCGGAGCGGCAGTTGGGATTTCATATCCCTCCATCTCTTTCTCTTGCTCCTGCACAGCCAAGGAAATGTTCTGCAAGAACTCTTGTGCCTTACGATTCTCACGCGAGTTCAATGCAAGAACCGCATAGATCATTGCATCTGGAATGAACTCCACCAGTTCCTTTGGATCGGTTAGATCAAAGTATTTCTTGGAAGCGTAAAGCGTAATGCACTCGCAGGTTCTTGGAGCTTTGAACCTACGGAATGTAGGATGGGCATCGTTAGGTTGATATATGGCAATCAGAGTCTTTGCCTGCAACTCCAAGTCATAAGCGTAAACGCGAATCCTGCCTTTGGTTACTGGCTTTGTGACTGACCTTACTCCTTTTATAAGTAGATCGGACTTTGAAATATTTGGAGATTGTTCAGCGAACAAAGTTACCTTGTGGTAGGTATCGTATTGATCCTGCACTTCAAACATCAACTCCACTCCAGCGTCTTCTATGTCTTCTGCTACTATTCCTATTTGATATGGATGTGTGGTATAGTCTCGGAATAGGACATGGAGTCCACCTATTTCAACGATTCCCCTGTGGCATGATTGGTCGGCGTGTAGAGCAAACGAATCGGTTGCGTTGAACCATTCGTCAGCAAGAGATGCGGAGTGATTTCCAATCCATGCGAGTTTGATTTGCTCGTATCTCGCTGGAAGCGTGAAGCAATCGGTCACGCAGCAGATTTGGACATACTCTTCTTGAGTAGTCCATGCTCGCTTATTCCATAAAAGTCGCCGCGCTTGGTTTACAGCTTTAACGGCTCTGTCATATGAACAGACGCCGCTATCGCCAACGAAGCCCTTAACGACTTCTACCATCTCTTCGAGGGTATCAGCCATTATCGTTAACGATAATTATTGAGGGCCACCGAACTGTGTGACCATTTTGCCAACAGTTGGGAGTGGTTTGCTAGAGAATGGAGTTGGCTTCTTGGCTCCGAGGTTAGGCATATTGCCCATACCTTCACGGATGGTTCCACGGGTGCTTGCGCCGCCGCTAACGAGGCGCGGGTCTGTTCCTTTTAGAGGTGTCATATTTTTATTTTGGTTGGTTGTTATGGTGCATGGATTGCTACCCAATCCACTTGTGTTACTGTAGCCACATTTTGGTCAATGAAGACTGTGAATCCAGTAATAGTTTGCGATCCAGTTTGAATCGCAAAAATTGGAGCTGATGCTGAACCACTAGTGTTTGTTAATGGCGTGAAGCATACAGTATAATTATTGCTTGGCATCGCAGTAGTAAATGCAATTGTTCTTGTTTGATCTCCAGATACCAACCCAGTAATAACGCCTTGCCTTACTTGCGTTTGCTGAAGAACATTTATTTGATTCTGCAAATCTTGAAGATAAGCGTTAATTGTTTGTATTTGATCTGGAGTAACATCGCCAAGTCCGGGAATATTTACAGTTCCGCTTGCTAAAACGACATCAGAAAATTGCTGGAATATTTGAGTCCAATTACCAGAGGGACAGAAATCATCTGGAACAGATGGAAATATAAGCGCGGGAGATGAATCTTGATTGTCCATTGCTTTTAATTGACGATACTATATTCCCAGTATTTTTCTTGGCAACACAAAAATGGTTCGCATTCTTGATTTTCTTCTGGGCAGTCGCCGACTGGTGAATCGTCGTTGTTTTTGATGTTCGCCATCAACCTAACTCTGTCAATCGTTGCTGATCCTGTAAGGTTAATCTTGATCTGAAACTCGCTTCCTTCTACTGCTGGAATGCCTGCCAAGTCATTACACTCACTTGGATCAGGTGTGTTAAACTTGTAGCGTTTGTAGCGATTACCACCCTGTTGAGGAACGCATTCAGTTACTATTGGTGAGCATGGGTTGCACCCGTAGGTAGTAGCTACCTTGAGTTCTGACCAGCAAGGATTGCTATCTGCCCGAAACTCAGCAGAGCTTTCTACCAATCCTTTAATCTCACTAATCCACATTTCTCCACCAGTTATTTTTTTGCGAAGGAACTTGTTCGTCACCCCGCTTCGATTGAAGTCATACCTTCCAGTAGTAAAGAAGGATTCGATCTGCCTTGTTCCATTCGGGCCGTAGTCATCTGTTTGTTGAGAAGTAACCTCATACAAACGATTCTTATTGTCTTTATCAAACGACAATGCGAATCCTCGTTTTTGTCCAGCTATCAAAGCTGATACCATTTGAGTTGGTCGGATGCCAGTCCATAGCCCATTCCATCGGAAAGAAAGCTGCGCGTCTGGTGAAGGAGAAGCAGACTGATCCAAGTCCAATGCAATGATTCCGCGATGATACCTATGCAACCCCGGAGCAGATGTTCTTTTGATTTCTGGAGCAACTGTGCTTAACAGATAGTTGTCAAAAAACATGGTTGATGCGAATTGTTTAAGCCAAGGCGTATCACGCTCAACCCACTTGTTTACCTCCCTTGAAAGTTTACGAAGCGAAAAGTATCTATTAAACTCAGATTGAGTATTGGAATAGAACGCCCATCCATCGTGCGATCTAAACCAAAGTTCAGAGTTTACTAATGCTAAGTATGGGCTTGTGCATCCTCTGCCAAGTAATGAGATGCGCTGGATATTGGTTGTATTCCATTGCGATCTTGGAATAGATACATCCATTGCGAACGCCCCATTGCCAGTCAATACCACAAGTTGACCTTGGCCGCGAAGGTTCAATCCAAGTTCTGGCATTACTTTCATGCCAGTTATGTTGCCCATCATGGATGGAGTAGAAAATGCTCCACCTAATTCCCAATATGTTATCTCTGTGAATCTGCGGGTGTTTGTAGTATCAGTAAACCCATTCCCATAAATAATGTCTGATGCGTAGATTTGATTGAACTTGTCAGATACAAATACTCGGCCAAACGCATACTCCATGATAGTGCCAATCGGCATTTCCCTGTTAAATGGGTTTAGCCTTTCTGCGTTTACTGAAAGATCACCATTCCATGCAATTGGATTTTGATACCCGTTTTGAATATAAATCCAGTCTTCGGCTTGAACGAACCATGTGTGCATTAAACTACCATCATTCCATGTCCACCCGTCCGGGACTGGAAGTTTGTATGCGTATGCAACATTGTTTATGATGTTCAGAAAGTAGATTACTCCAGATACTGATATGACTATTCCATCAGAGGATTCATATTTTACTCTCCTATATGGATAGGCTCCCTGAAAGTTGCCAGTCTGAATATCGTTAACGATAGTCTCTGGCTGTCCAGTTCCAGCGACAATGTTAATATTTCTGATGCTTGGACGAGTGCGATTGATCCCGCCTCGGAATGTTCTGTTTACAGATTCTGCAACATAGAACTCTGGTAAATAAGATGGATGCGTTGCAGCGTCTTGTGCTATAACGCTTGTGAACCCATCAAAGACTGATCCTTCTGCTGGCATTATGTTTTGATAATGTAATTCATCGCCACATTTTGTGGGCGAGTTTCTGTTCCACCTTGAGATGAAATTGTATGGCTATGATTAGTTCCACCAGATGAAGTTGTTCCAGAATATGTATGAGTATGACGAGTAGATGCGCCGCTCGCCTGATAAGTGGCAGGCACATCAGTTTTTACAATCGGGTTACTATTTCCTGCTGGATACGGGCCGTCATGGATTTCTGTATTATCGCGTCTTCCAGTGTATGTCGTATGTGTATGATCTGGAGAATCTACTGATGTAGTTCCACTAAATGCGTGAGTATGGGTTGCGTTAAACAAACCAGTATTACCACTATGGTTATGTGATTTAAAATCATCTGCTTGTTGTGTTCCAAATACGCGAAGTGGATCAATGCCTCTTCCATTATCAAACCCGCGAACAAACATTCCTCGCAAGTCAGGAACAGCAAATGTTGTTAGACTATCTCCAGCACCATAGGTTGTTCCAATAACATCAAACAAATTTGGTTGTGGAGATGGATCACCACTTGTTCTTCCATATAGTCCACCATTACAAAGAACCCATCCAGACGGAGTAACTGTTCCAGCAAAAGCAGTTACAGTTCCAGTTGGAGTTCCGCCCGGAATTGAAGAGTTAAATTGAATTCCACCATCAATTAC